TCAAGATTTTTCTTCAACCACTCGGGGATCCGCGACAACCAGTCGGCGGTAATCTGCTATAAACTGATCAGGAAAGCCTTTGTGCGGGTTACAGTTATAATGCTGGTCCCAGTAGTGGGCCAGGGCGGTGAGATCATCGGCGGCAGGAAGGGGATCCGATACCCTCCGATAATGCAAGCGGGCCATGGCGGTTGAATAGATAGGGTTGAACTGCAGGTTGAGAATAGACGGTTTGGTTACGCCGGTGAGCCTGGTTATTTTTTCGGCTCGTTCCGGCCGGTAGTGCAGATATTTGTTCCAGATATCCGCCTCGGTTGCGGGTTCCATCTGATACAGCCCTCGGGCCGGGCCGTGCGGGTATTGCATCAGCCAGTGGCCCAGGTGTGATTCGTGCGCTGCGGTGCCGATCAGCAGCTCTTCTGCGGCCGGTGTATACATATCGAGCTGCTGCAGGGTGCAGCGGATTATCTGGCGCAGCTGAACTGGATCTAGACTTGGCATGCAAGGAGCTCCTTTATTTTTTTGTTTACGGGCACCGTATCATGCATCGTTTTTCACTTTTCCATGATTGCCGGCGCAGTTCACTTTGATATCCGATACATCTTTCTGCATATCTTTGATCAGCGCGAAGATATCGTGGACATTGGTATTGAACTTGTTGACGATAAAGGCCACGCAACCGAGAAATCCAACACACAGCAGCCCCAGAGAGCCGTAGACGAATTTCATGAACACGTCGTTTAAGGTGTCGGCATAGGCGGAGGAAACGCAACAGATTGACACCGTGAATGCCAGCAGCATCACCAAAGCCTTACGCATTCTTCACCCTCCGCATTCCGTTTTCTCTGGCAGCCCCGCCGCCGAATAGATAGGTACCCCACCACCACCAGATCGATTCCACCTTATAGCCATCGCGCCAGAGGATATCCGCCAGCACCGTGGAGGCCGTCCAGTTGTCAATAGGCGTTCCGTCATCCCATACTGCATAGCGGCAGATGTGATCATGTATTACCCAGGCGTCGGTGTTTTCCAGATCCCGGGCCCTGGTGGCGCCGTCGCTGTAAAACCTGATCGGAATAGTGATATAGCGGTTATAGCGCGGTGAATAATAGCGGTATTGCGCTGTTGTTTCGTAGCCGTCGCCGACCAGGCGCAGGCGGATATATCGGCCGATCATAAACCAGGTACCACGCTGATAGGGGTATCGGTTGTCGCCGACTGTTCAGAGTCCGTGGACAGCTCGCTGTCGCAGACGGTAATATATTGAACCAGGCAGCCGCCGTCCTCGATGCGCGGGGATAGATCCACGGTGATCAGCTTCCAGGAACCGCAGCCGGAAAGACAGAGAACCAGCAGCAGACAGAGCAGCAGGGAGAAAATTTTCATGCTTACACCTCGATCTCATAATAAGTTAAATCCGGGGCCTCGCCGACAATGCGGCCGTCCTGAATAAAAGCCTTATTGCCCACCGGCACATTACTACCGGAGACGATGACCACACCATTGCTATAGGTGGCGCACTTGGATGTCCCGCCGGAGATGGACAGCACCGTCACCACTTCCAGGGGCGGGCCGTCGATCAGTGTTTTGAATTTACGCCACAGGTTCGCCACGGTATCTTTCCACCTCCACCAGTTGTCTCACTTTTAAACCCTTTTGCCGCCTGGCCGATATGCCCACGCCGGTGACCTGGGCCCGGAAATTCTCATGCGCCCTATTCACCTGCAGCAGGGTGCCGGGCAGCAGTAACTGCGGCAAGTCCGGTGCGGCCTTCAAGGGCAGGTTGAGGGTGCCCGGCTGCCACTTGCCGGATCTGGCCAGCTCGTAGATGCCGCGCATGGTGGCGGCCTCGGTGGTGACGATCAGCGGCTCGGTGACCATGGGGCCCATGTTGGTGCCTCCGGAGCCGGTGCGCAAGATCTTGGCGATTATCCCTTGAGTGGTGCCGGAGACCACCACGCCGTTGTAGTCCGGGCCGGGCTGCCAGTCGCGGGCGGTATTAAGGATCACCGATTCGCCCAGGGCCAGGGCCGGGGTGGCGGTGGCCCACTGCCAGGGCTTGATCCCGTAACGCGGCAGGATCTGCAGCACCTTGTCTTTGCCGTGCGCCTGGATGCGCACGCCGATCTGCCCGGTGATCGCTGTAATTGCCGCCATAGGCGTGAGGTTGTGGAAGCTGTAAGCATCCGCCGGGACTAAAAAGTCGGTGATCTGCCAGTCCAGCGTCCAGCCGGTACCAAATAATCGATCCTCGATGATCTGGCGGATGGTGCGCTGTTGTTCCTCGGTATAGCTGGCCACGGCGGCGTAGGGTTCGGCCAGCTCGGCGGCTATACCGCGTCCGGCAATGGAAAAGGAGTTGGTACGGGATTCGTCGCTGCCCGCCCGCTCCACATAAAAGCGCAGCAGATAGCCGTTGATATCGGCTTCCACCTCATGGTAGCCGGATTCGGAAGGCTCCACGGCCTCGAAGCTTTCCCTGGTGTTCAGGGTGGCGGAAAACTCCCAGCACCAGGAGCCGAAATTGATCTTGGCGGAAAAATCGCGCAGATCAAGGGGCATATTGTCGGAGACACGCTTTAACAAGGCATGGTTCATATGTAGATGGCACCTCCGCTGCGGGGCATGAGGATAAATAATTGGCGGCCGGTAGGTGTATGGGTCCCGCCATCCGGATGGCTCCTGGTGGCTGCAGCGCAGATCATAGGAGAGGGAATCAAACCAGAAGTCGATATGATCCTTGTCACCCACCTGGTTAATGGTGTGACCGAGGTCAAGGACCAGGCTGTCGCCCTGCGGATATTGATATTTGCGCAGGCAGATCTCATCATAATATTTCTTACCCCACCTGGTGGTATGGTCCCGGTCCTTTTCCGGAGGGTTACCCCAGGGGCAGCGGATCCGTTCCCTATCGGTTTTTTCATGATCGGCCTCGTTATGTTTTGCCCGCTTCGCCACATCTTTTTCCGGTGGGTAGCTGTAGGGGCACTCGATGCCCTGCTCTTTTTCCTGTGATTCATCCCAGCGGATCCGGTGGGCGGCAGGATCCTTGCCCAGCATATTGACCCACAGAGCGGAGACCTCGTTATCATTGCGCAGCAGGCGATCAAAGGCTATGCGGTTATCGGTATATAGCGCCGCCAGGCCGGTCCAGCCGGAAAGCACCTGCTTTTCCTTTTCTACCTGTCGGGCATGCCGCAGCCGGGTTTCCGGCTCGATATGGGTGCTGTCCGCCCAACCATTGCGCTTGCTGCAGTCGGTCTGCCGGGCAGCGGTAAAAGCAATACCGATGCCGGGCGCAGTGCCTGAAGGGATGACATACCACGGTGGTAGTGGCTCCGTGTCCACCATCCGCAAGGGACTTAAGACAAAATCTGCTCTGGCAAGCGCCCATTTGACTGGAGAAAGCGCAAAGGGATTTATGTTGTATTGTGGTGACATCTATCATGTAGTTGGCGGTTCGGTTTCATAGGGATGACCAGGCGGGAGATTCATCGCCAGTCCCCATTTGTGAGCGAGATATCCTTCAATCTTCTGCCTCTCAGCGGTGCTCGGGATATAATCAAGAACGATATATTCCGCTAAATTGCCCCAAAAACACCTGGCAGGGAAACTCGGTCCGCCGTCACCCATCAGATAAATAGTCGGAGAATCAGATTGCCGTGGCTCAAGATTGATGATTCTCCACGACGTATAACGCTCCATATTCATCCCAGTCCTGGCTGTGCCGTCCAAATACCCGTTTCCGTAATATCCGGAACATGACCCATAAGAACTTGAAAAAAGATCAGAAGATGAGGAATGGCCGTGAAAATGGTATGACGAGTTTAAAAAATGCCTGTACGTCCCGGATGTACCAGCCCACTTGCAGACTATAAAAACCGAAACGACTGGTATCTCGGCATGCTTTATAGCCTGCCCATTACCGCTATAAGCAATAGTATCGAGCCCGTTTAAACTGGCCGCCGCGATTGTTGGTGCCGCAGTGCCGATTTCATCGGCGTGTCTATTGTTGCCGGATTTATCATTGAGTTGTGCCAGTGTAGCGCCACTCGAAAATGCTATAGTGTCGGCATCTGCTGCATCCATCCATGCTTGCGTAACTAATTGCGCGGCTGTCCAGGGGCGGCCAGCCATGTCCGGCAACTTATAGCCCCAGGGAAATGTTTTTGGATCGATCAGTCGATTTTCAAACAGATATATAGACATTACTTCGCCTCTCCACTGACCATGACGGCAACGTTATTCTTATCCGAACGGACCAGGATCTTGTCACCAGGTGCCAGCACGATTACCGAATCGATTGCCGTTGGTGATTCAGAGCTGGTCTTGTTGATTTTCCACTGGAAGATCACATTAAAACCATCGGTGTGTTTCACCTCGATCACGGCATCGTCCACTGCCTCGTTATTGCTTAGCAGCATGGAGAAGAGCACGGTTTCCTCATTGGCCTGCGCCTCGAGGAGTTCGGTGTCGGAGTCGATGACAAAATTCGGTATCGCCCATCTTTTCAGTGCCATAATTTTCCTTAATAGGCTGATTCGGTTTGCGAGACAAAGTCCGCCGCCTCAGCGTTGAATTCTCCGGTATCGTCAAAAGCTACGATCAACAAAGACTTTTCAGGCCGTTCCGGCAGGCCGTAAACTTGCCATGAGCCGTCATCCGGCTGAGACAGCACCTGGGCATAGACATAATGAGTGTGGCGATCCGTGACGGCTATCCTTCTTTGTGCCGGTATTCCGTTGACTTTGACAATGCCGCCCAGGCGGTGCCGTCCGGGCCTGCCGGCAAATGGTTCGGCAATGGAAAATGCGGAGCGATCAATGGTTTCGGGTGTGTGATTAGCCATTTTTCTACAGATCGATTTTAAATAAGCCTTGGGCGGCGTTTGATATTGCCGTGGTGGGCATAGAGTTCCAGGTGATCGCTATATAGGTTTCACCGTTTATTTCCACGGTATCAAGATTGTTGAATGGAAAGGGGTGGCAGGGGGCCAGCATACCAGGCAAAAAACCACGAAATGAGCCGACAACACCGTCATTAAGGGCAATTTTGGAGACAAGCAATGGCGTTTGCCCATCATATGCCAGGCCAGAACTGCCAAAGCAGGCATCGGATACCGGGCCAGGCGGCGACATCGCCGCTGCACAATTTATGGCTCCTACATCGCCCGCCAGATTTCGGGCAAGGTAATGCCCCTCTCTTACATTGATGGGGTAGGCGATCTCCCCAAACCCATACCTGCCACCGCCGGCCCAGGTTGAGCGCAGAAAAGCCACGGCGAAGCCATCGTCCAGATACAGCTTTTCGAAATTGCCGAAAAAGAAATTCATCCCCATATAGTAATATGGGGCGGAGTAAATAGTGTTGGGCAGCAGGGGCATTTCCGTTGCGTCGTGATAGGTGAAGAAATAAACATATCCGCCCGTTGCTATGCATACCCATGGCCTGGCTGTGAGATCTGCTGAGCCAGATATAGAGTATGATAGCCCTTCGGTTGTGCCGATGCGATTCAGCCCGGTATGCTCATCTGTCATGGCCTCGTAACAGTCCAAAGCCACATAATACTGTTGTGAGCCGGTGAGATGGTCGACCCGGAGGAAATAGCTGTTTCCCTCCGCCGGGGAGCTTCTGAAGACACCAATTGTTTCCTCGGGATTGGCAAAGGGCATGGTCCATCCCGCTCCGGCTTTTTCGCCGTAGCCCTCCACAAGACAGGCCTTCAGCACCTCGACAAAGCTGCCATATAGTCCATTCAGCACCGGCGCGTTTGGATCTGTAGAAAGGTATAATTTCGCCATTATTCGCTGTCTCCCCGTATCTGAATGGTGAATTCGTCGTTTGGCTCGGTGACCGGTCCGGCTAAAGTGGTGCGGGCCACCCACATATCGCCGTCCGCTGGCTCGGTGTTGAAGCGCAGCACATTGCCGCTGCTCCAGCCGGAGCCCCAGCCCCGGTAGTCAATAAACATGAAAGGTTCGTTGGTGGCCTGGTTGATCGGCTGGAAATCCTGGGTGATATAGCCATCCGCCACCACGCCGTACTTTTCACCGACCAAATTGAAATGCTCGGTGGAGTCGAAGACGATGGCCCAGCGTTCCTTGACCGCGCCCTTGTTGGTGATGACCGGCGGGAAATCAATATCGTTATAGTTGGCGGTGGAGGCATCGCCGATCTGGTCATCACTCCACACGGAGGTCCAGGTCTTCTGATCGAACATGCCGTATAACCGGGCCTGCAGATCACCAAAGAGCAGAGCGGAGGAAACATAGGTACCGGCCACCGGATAATCATGTGAGACGCCGCGCGCCAGGGTCAGGGTGCCGTTGATCTGGGCATCGGAAACCAGGGCCATATCCTCGATGCGGTGATTGGCGATCAGCGGCTGGGTGAAGCCGGTCAGATCCAGGGGATCGGCCATGGTCAGTTCCTGGGTGTCCTGGTCAAAGTCATAGAGGGTGGTGGGCACATAGAGGCCGGTGGCGTCATAGAGCCGGACCACGTCCGCCACGCGGGAGAGGGTCAGCACCTGGCCGGCGGAGAGTGGATCCGGCAGCTGGTCGGTGTCGGTGTTATGGATCACCACCACGTCGCCGGATTTGACGATGGGCACCCGGCCGTCCGTGGGCAGGCGCACCGGGTCGATACCGATCAGGTCGGCATCCAGCGGGATATAGGAGTAGATCACGCAGGCGTAGTTGAGGGTTTCGGCAAAGATGCGGGTGGGCTTCCACATCAGCCCGCCTTCGAGGGTGGCTTCGTCATACCAGGGCTCGTTTTCGTGGCCTGCAGGGTCCACCAGCTGGCCGAATTCCAGGGAGACGATCCCGGTTTCCACATCGATATAGCCGCGCACCTCGTCGCCGCTGATCTGGCCATCAAAGGCGGCGGTGGCGGCAATGATGGTGCCTTCGGCGGAGGTACCCTGCACCGAGAAAGACCCCGGCCGTAACGGTGCGCCGGGAGTGCGGAAGAGCCCGCCGGTGAGAAACTGATTACCGGCGCGCAGCAGCATGCTATGGAGGTGCAGGCTGTTGCTGCCGCTATCGTAATAATCCAAGATGACAATGCCGGTCTCGTAGTTGATGGTGCCGATCTCCACACCCAGGCCGTTGGAGGCCGCCGGGTTTTTGTAGATCTTGCCGCCACGGTCGATATAGCGATCCGCGCCCCAGCTGAAGCAGATGGAGGCGGGCACGATGGTGCGCCCCGGCAGATCCGGGGTCAGATCGACGCTGAAGGCAGCGCTTGCTAGCAGCTCCTGGGCGGCCACCTGGGCGGCGGCGGAGAGCGAATAGCGGCAGAAGGCCGAACCGAAAGAGACATCATTAAAAGTGAGGGCTGCGGTTATTTCGTCATAACCGATGATCGGCTTGTCCCAGTTGCCCGAGCCGATGATAAAATCACCGTAGATCGGCACCCGGTAGTGATCGCTGCCGCTGATATCACCCAGGGCGATGGAGATCGCGCCGGTAGTATAATCGATGCTGCCGGAAAGCCCGCTGATTGAGGCGGCGCCGTCATATTCCGGATGGGTAAGGGAGACATCGACGCTAAAGCCGCCGGCGGAGATGCCGCTGCTGCCGTTGTCGCGAAATTTATAGAGCTGGCTATGGCCGAAGGCGGTGACAATGGCCTGCAGCGACACCGTGCCTGGCTTGATCGGGGCATCGGGCAACTGGATGGTGACGATACCACCGGATTCGCTGCCGCTTACCTGGGCCTCGATAAAGGGGTATTTGTCATAAGAAATGGTATATTCGGAGCCAGCGGCCGGTATGGCGGTGGGCCGGAAGATGATTTCGCCCTCGGCGTAGTCGACCACGCTGCCTTCTTCGACATCGCCGCTTAAAAAGCCCGCGCCGTTATCGGTGGCGGTGGCGGTGCCTTCGCCGCTGGGCCAGCTGATCACCACGCTGCCGGGCATCAGGGGCGGCTCGGCCACGGTATGGACTATCTGCGGCAGATCAATCGTTACCTGGCCCACGGCCTCTTCCACCTCCAGGGGATTGCCCCAGGCATAGAGGATGCCGCTGCCGACATCGGGCAGGGCGGCCACGGTCAGGCTGACATGGCCGGTGGCATAGTTGATGGTGCCGGTACCGGTGCCCGCCAGATCCGGGATCAGCTCACCATTGCCCTTGTCGCGCAACCGGTACCATTTGCCCTGGCTCATATAGTCGACCACCAGGGTGCGGGGAGAGGGCAGCGGCTCCAGGATCTTCACATAATTATACCCCCGGTTGTTCAGTTCCACGCCGGTGTAGGAGGTATTTGATATCCGGCTGATCGCGGTACCGATGGTCGCGGTCATATAGACCGTTACCGTGCCATAGTTGGCCTTCAGGGTAATGGTGCCGGTGCTGTAATCGATGGTGCCCACCTGCAGGCCGTTGAGCATCAGCAGGCCGTTGCCTGGGTCGGTAAAGCTCTGGCCGCCGGAGAAGGAGAGATCCAGGGAGCCTGGCTTGATTCCCCGTCCGAAATGCAGCTGGGCATCGACCACGGCGGCAAAACCACTATAGGTGACGGAATGCGGTGCCCCTGATTCCCTGACCGGTCCGGCCTCGCCGATGGAGAGATCCAGCGCCGGGGACTCACCCTGGGCGGAAGGAACCAGGTGGGTGAAGATGTTTTCCACATTGACGGAGATATCGCCGGCGGTAATGGCCTGGGCCGGGTTCATCACCCCGTAATATTTAGCGGCATCGGCCACGTTGGTGGTATAGAGACCGGTGTTGGGCGCACTGTCGTTGTTGGTGATCTCGATACCATAGTAGGTTTCGCGCAGCGGGTCGCCTATCTCCAGCGAGACAATCTGCCGGGTGGTGGAGACGGTGGTGCCTCCGGAGTCGATGGTAAAGTCCTGCTCGCTCGATTCCACCTGGGTGATCCGCACATACTGGCTTTTTTCCGCCGCCGTGCCTTCATCCTTGATCAGAAAAAGCACGTCGCCGACGCCCGGTGCTGCGGTGCCGGTGGGCTGGAAGATCAACAGCGAGCGCTGCCCCTGCAGTTGATTGCCCCAGAGCCAGCCCTGGTAGCGTGGCCCCTGGGTGACGTAGCTTTCTATCCTGTCGCGGGCCGCGTCCCTGGTGTCCTGCGGGTCGTTGGTGGAAAACAAACAGACATTGACCAATGGATCCGTGGCCGGATTGGTAAGCACCACATGGCAGCCGGAATACATCGAGGTGTCATCGGTCTGCACAGAGGGAAACACCTTGCGCAGGCTCACCCGTCCATAGGTGCGATCGAGCCGGGAAATATCGGTAAACAGATTATTGATATTGCCGTCGACGATCTCGACGCCGGTCTTTCTGCCGCCGCCGTCCGAGGTATCGGAGAGCCGTTGTGAGGCCATCAGTTTAATGTCTAGTTCGGTAATCGGCATAGGGGCCTCTTATACGGTTATCAGGGACAGGGTTATAAAATAGTTGTCATCCGGGCGCGGCGGGTTGAACATGAAAATGGGGGTGGCCTTGAGCGGATCCGGATAGCGAAAGCGCACGGTGTAGGTGGTGGCATCCGGCATGGTTAGGGTCATCTGGGTGGCCGGATCTGCCGCCCAGACATCGAGAATCTGCACCACCGCAAATTTCACCCAGGCGAAGTTCGGGCCGCCAGAGAGGGTGATGGGCCGCCCGGCCAGCTTGACGAATGGATCAATATGCAGGCTGCCGTCCAGGGAAAAATCGTCGTTGTCGGCTTCCACCGGGGACCACAGCTGATCCGGCCAGTTGCTGTCGCCGGGCAGCTGTATGGTCTGGCTGCCGTTATTGAGGGTGATGGGATTTATCATTGCGCGGTCGCCTGTTCTTTTTTGAAGCGGTCGACAAAGTCCTCAACGGAATCTTTACTGCCTTGCACAAAGCTTTTGCCGTCGTTCCATTCCATCCTGTAGACCTTTTCCGCTACTTGCGTCATTTTCCCATCTGCCGGCGTATCCACAGGTGCTTTGAAATTATTGATGGTGTTTTTCACCGGGCCGTCTTTGGGAGCCTGCCAGGTGCCGTCCACCAGTTCGAAAGCGGAAGATGACTTATCGGTGTTGAGGTAGCTTTTCGCGCCGTAATCTTCCTTGCGTTTTTTTTCAGCTTCCTTTTCCTTACCGTCTCTGTCGGTTTTGGCAGTTTTGAGTAAGTCTTCTTTGCCCTTTTTGGCTGCCTCTTTACCGGCCTCCGCCACCTCCTTCTTGGCCTTTTCAATGGCACGGTCGGTGGTTTTCTGGGTCTGCTCGGCAACGTCAACTTTCGTAACGGGAATAGAGGCAAGCTCCGCCTTGAACTCGGCAATTTTATCTTTTGCCGAATCAAATTTGGCGTTGGTGTCCTCCACCTTGTCGAGCATCTTCGTGAACTCGCCGGCGGCGAAATCGCCGAAGCCCTTCATGGTATTCTGGAAATCCTTCAACGGGTTGGAGTCAATGATTCCGATTTTGGCCAGACCACTAAGGAAGAGATCGAGAGGGAAGAGAGCTGCTCGGAAAATTTGAATAACTTTCTCGATACCCTTGATAATCAGGACCACAGCCCCTTGAGCTACAAGCTTGAGACCCTGCCAGCCGTTATAGAAGAAACGGATGGCTTCAACGGCAAAACCAATACCGGAAACCACGGAGAGAATGCCTTTTTTAGTCAGTTCCTGCAGTGACTCTTGGTTGGCGTCAATGTATTGAGTGACGGACATTATTTTCTGCTCAACCAGGTTGAAAGCGCCCACCAAAAAGCCGTTTTGGGTTATTGTCCGGCCGATGGCCTCTTTCATGTCCGCAAGGGCTCCGCCGGCCGCGCCTACAGCCCCGCCGAAGGTTCCCCGCAAGGCGGCTGCAGCGCCGCCGAACTGTGATTTAAGCTCATTTAAAATGATGCCCTGCGCGCCGATGATATCGCCGGATTCCTGCAGCTGGGTTACCATATCCTTTTGTGCTTCGGTAAAAGTAACCCCTGCCTTTGATAGTGCGGTAAGTCCCTTGGCGGGGTCGTTCAGCGACTTACCGACCTGAATCATGACGCCGTTGACATCTTTTTTCATAACTGCGGCCATATCCAGGGCCGCTAAAGTCGCTTCCTTGAACTGATCGCCTTTGATTTCCTTAAAGGTGGCCAGGATGGATTGAGCAGACAGGGTCACTTCGTCTCCGACACCGGTCAGCAACTGCAGCTCGCTTGCATAGTTTTTCAATTCACCAACAGTATAGCCGGCCGCGCCGCCGGTCGCCTGGATCACCGCTGCCAGCCGGACTTCGGCGTCTTCCTGAATGTTGGACAGGCTGATGGCTTCCGTGAGTCCCTTCTTGAGTAAAAGCAAACCACCGGCAGCTACTGCCGTAGCGGCAATGCCTATTCCGAGCACAGCCGTTTTCATTCCGGCAAAATCGGCTTTGGTTGAGGCCAAAGAAGACTTGATATTTTTGGACATATTCTGCACATTACCCACCGCCAGCTTAGCCGACTTGCGGAAGTTGGACAGATTCATGGCCAGGGCAAATTCTATCTTCTCATTTTCCTGCATTGCTTATTCCTTTCAGGGCGTTCAAGAATTCGGTGTAGGTGTAGCTCCAGGCTCTTTCGCCGTGACCGGCGGTGATGATGGCAAAAACGCAATCAAGGAAACCTGGCGCAGCAGGGTCTCGAAACTCTTCGCCATACCCTCGTTGTTGGTCTGGCGACATTGATCTAAAAAATTTTTGTTAACCTCCACCATGCCATCCACCAGGGGCTGAATATCTGAGGGTGCCTGCTTGAGCAGTTGCGCCCTCTTGGCCGTGGTGCAGGATTCCAGCATGTTAATAATGCCGTCGGTGGGGTTTTCTTCCACCGCTTCAAACAGCTGATGGATCTCTTCCAGGGTCAGTTCCCGGACCGTGATCTTATCACGGCCCAGATCGATTACTTTTGATTTTGCCATAATTACAGGGGTACTCCGTCAATGGTGCCAGGATTGGTGAAGCCCGGCGGGGTTTGGATGGAGAATTCCAGGGGCAGTTCCTCATAATCGGTCTCGATATCCGATATAAGGTTGATGCCGTCCGGGCTGGTAATCACCACCATGCGCAGATAGACCCGCATTTTCTCGCCGGTAGCGGTATTGACCATGTTGCCGCGCAGGGCCAGCCGCACCTCGGGCGTGGTGGCAATGGTCACCTGCTGCTGCCCGGTTTTGGCGGCAAAGTCATAGCTGGCCTTGCACACCTCGTCGGCGGGAATTTCGCCGGTAACTATAGGGGTCCACATGCCCAGCTCGGCATCCAGGATGTAATCGACGCCCTCTTCATAGGTGGTGGTGGCCGTCGGGTCGGTCAGTACAAAATTGCTAATACCTTCATGGGGCAGATCGGTATAGTCACCGGGAGCAAGAGCGGTTGAGTCGGCGGCCGGAGCGTTGCCGGCCTCTCCGGCCATCTCCACCACGGCACCGGCCACCGCCCAGGCAAAGGAGCGGGACTCCATCTGCCGCAGGGTGCCTTCGGCCAGCATTTCCTCAATCTTCGAGGTAGAGCCGATGATCTGCCCGGCCCGGTCATGCTCCGCCGATTCCTGAGTCGCGGTTTTGGTGGTGATTTTGAGGTTGAAAGGATACATATTGCCCACCCGCCGCCAGGTGCCTGTCAGCAGACCGGAAGTATCAACGGGCGCACCGTAAAAGGTGCCGACTAATTTCCATAGTTTTAACATCTACATTCCGCCTCCAGCGGTGGTAAGGGTCAGGGTCAGGGTGAATCTGTAATAGGGGTGCTCGATTTCCTGATAATCGCCGGCTATATCGCCCTGCAGGCTGCACGGGGTGAACATGGCGGCGGAAAGAGGTTGCAGCAGCTCCAGTGTTTCGGCCAGCATCTGCAATCCATCCTCTTTGCTATGGGCCTCATAGAGTACAAAGGTAGCGCGGACCTCCTGGCCCACACTGACGCGGCCCAGCTTAAAGCCGCCCGGTTCGATCAGGCAAAAGGCCACGTCATCATCTTCGCTGCCGTTTTTGCGCTTTTCGGGCAGCTCCCCTTGGTAGAACAGGAGTTCCCGCGCTGCGCCTTCAGGCACGTCAAAGAGCACACCGGCCAGGGCGGCCTTTATCTGCTCTTCTGTTTTGTCGAGTTGGATCATGTCGCCTTCCGTGAGAGAGTCAGATCGATAAAGCCGCGCGCCGCCGTGCCCACCTGGTCGATGGTCCAGAGGACGCCGTCGACATCGAGGTCCATATCGGGCAGCAGAATGCCGGGATAGGTTCCAGTGGCAATGGTGAAATCCCAGGTGGTGCGGATCTCGCCGTCATAGTCGCTGCGGCCGGTGGTGACGTTGCCGGGGATGATACGTAGGGGCACGCCCTCGATCACCACGCCTTCGCTCATATCCTCGTCAAAGAGCTCCGCCACCTCGGCCGGGGTAAACATGATTTACTTGCCGCCCTTGCCTTTTGATCCCTCTGCCTGAGGGGGTGGGCCTTCCTTAGTCTGCGGGCCGGCTATGACAGCCTTCTCCGCGCTGATAAACAGTCTGGCCTCTTTTTCCGAAACGGTCAGAACGGTGTTTTTGGGTACGGCCTTGCCCTCGTAGAGCATAGGCTGCGTAGTTTTAATTTTCTTGGTGCTAGCTTCCTTTTTAGACATATGATCACCTGTATTTGGTAAGGTTTGATAAAGCCCGGCTTTTTCACCGGGCTGGTTCGTTTATAACTCCGGCTTAGTTGACCAGAGCGTCGACCATGGCCGCAAAGGACTGCGGATGACGGACCGAGATATCAACATCCTGATAAGTCTTCACATTGACGCTGCCGTCATTCGAGCTGACGTTATCCACCACGATATCCAGGCTACCCCACATGCCGATGATCAGATCTGACCAGTTGCCGTAGATGATCGCTGAACAGATGCCCAGGGCCGCGCCCTTATCCAGGGTGGCGGGCACCTGATTGGAGACGCCGCAGCGGGCCCCGGCCAGGTTGGTGAAACCGTTGGAGTCCGGAAAGTCCTTGACCACGAACTGCGCGGTGTTGGCAGCCTTCTCCGTGGTCATCAAGGTCCCGGCCACGCGGGAGTTAGTGAGATAGCCCAGGGTGCCGATATCGGCGTTACTCTGGGCCACGGCGGACCACAGGGCGACGATATCCGCCCAGGTGGGCAGAGCGCCGTCCACGCCGCCGATCACCGCGCCGATGCCGTTGGTGTTGAGGATGCCCAGCGGCGTATTCAGACCGCCGATACCATCGATGGCGGCCCCGTCCACGCCCATGGCCTGACTGGTGGCCAGGTCGAGACGGACAAAGCTCTCGATATCCAGGCTGGACTGCAGCAGCATTTTCCGGCTGATATTGGTGCGGCCGGCCTGGGTTTTCGGGGTCAGGGGCACCTGGTCGAAAAGCGGTTCAAGCTCGTTCGGGGCGATGTTTTCACCCACCCAGAAGGTGGCCGCGCCGCCGATCTGCCGGGGGATGGCGATATCACCGACCAGGCCGGCCAGCACCCGCGCACCCATGCGCTGCACCATCATGCGGTTGCGCATCAGATCAATAAAGGATCCGGTGAGCAGGTTGGTAGCCACCAGTTGCGCGCCGGTACCGGGAGCGCCCACGGTAAGCTCACGCTTGAGCACGTCCATGGGCACATAGATGCCGTTGGGGGAGGATCCCATCTTCTCGGCCACCGCCCGGCTGGCTTCGAATTCGAACCCCGCCGCGTCCTGGGCCTTTTTGTTGTTGGGATTGGCCATGGCGTTAATGGCACGCAGGAAGGAAAAGGACTCCGCTTCCTTGTCATCCATGCCGATCTCCACGTCCCTGGTCTCGGCGGGCTTCATGCCGTTTTTGGCGAGCTCATCCAGCACCCAGACGCGGAAGGCATCCGGGCTGGTCCCCTCGGAGATCGCCTCCAGGGCCTGCTTGTCGAAACCGTGCTTGGCCCCAATGGCCATGATGTCTTTTTTATCGTTGTCGAACTGGCGGCGCAGGGCTTCGCGCTGGGCCTTTTCCTCTGCCGCTTTTGCTGCTTTTTCTTCAGGAGTGAGTTCCATGGTTTTTCCTTTGTTATCGTTGATTTGATCAAGTAATTTTTCTTCCGCGCTGCGTCCCACGCCCACCGTTTTATCCGCCGGGACCGATACAAAGCTGATTTCAAACGGGGACCAGGTGATCCGGTAGGTATCGCCCTTTTCCTCGTCTTCCTCGATCAGCTTCATGTTGTGGACTTCATAGCCCACGGAGATGTTGCGGCGGATGCCGTCGACTACATCGTCCCAAACCTCGGTTGCATGCGCGCCTTTGCCAAAGCGCACAACGGCCCGCCCCTTGCGGTCCTTGTCAATCCAGGCTTTTACGGTGATGCCGATTATTTTGGAGTGGTCGTGTTGGTCAAGTAATGGGGCACTGCCGCCGGTGAGCCAATCGAGATTAACCTCGTCTTTCTCATGGCCCAGAACCTCCCAGCCATACCAGCGCAGATAGGGATCCTCGGAGGAAAAGGCCACCTCGACGGTGCGGTTTTCTTCGTCGATTTCACCACCCTTGTGCAGCTGCAGGGTGAAGGAACGCTGGTAGCGCTCCGCCTTAATTCCCTGGATTTGTTGCCGGGTTAGCTTGCGTTGCATCGGGTTTAACCTCCCAGAATGGTAGAGTGAAGCCCTCGGCCTCGGCCTTTTCGCGGGCTCTTTTATTTTGTTCCATGACTTCGTCAAAATCGACGCCGCGCTCGGCACAGACATCGTAGATTGATTTGAAGCCGTTTTTCACATCGTTTTCGGCGGCTCTGCTCTCTTTCAATGGATCGATCCAGGCCCAGCCGCGCGGCCGCCAGATGGCAGCATTAAATTTATCGATCTTGCCGTAGGGCAGGGGTACCGCTGCGGTGAGCAGGGCCCAGGAGAGCCACATCTCATAAACCGGCTGGCAGAGATGCTCGACCAGCCAGGCCTGGATATCCTGCCAGGTGTTTCTGTCCGTCAGCTCACCCTGGCGGATGGAAGAATAATTGACCCCTTCCAGATCATTGGCCAGGCTGTGATAGGAAACACCAAGACCGGAGGCGATACCGCGCAAGACGGCCTTTTCAAAATCGGCGAAGGTGGAAACGGGGAATTGCGGGTCCCAGGCTTCAAACTTGACGCCCTCGGGCAGCTGCTCAAAGGTGCCGGGCTCGGCCTCGGTGATAATGTCCTTGTCGCCTTCGTCGCCGTCTTCATCGTCGCCGGTGTAGCTTTCGCCATCTCCGGAGGTAAAAAAGCCCATCTTTGAAGCGCCGATCCGGGAGGCCACCACATGGGCCTCTTCGTGGGCATCGATCTGCTTGAGCCGCACGGCGGGTGTTGCCGTCTCCGGCATGCCGCGCGACTGATCGGCCCGCTCGGAACGGAACAGATGCAGGAATTCGGCCGCCGGGTAGGGCTTGGACACACCGTCCGTGCCTTTGATCCAGTAATGGGTGATGCGGTTGAGGTTGTTGCGCTGCACTCCCAGGCGGATAGAGCCGTTCTTCAGTTTCTCGTTTTTGTCGTGATCGAGACCGTCGCCCTCGAGGATTTGCAGGGCAAAGCCGTATTTATTGTGCTCCCAGGGGGCCACAAACTTAATCAGGATCTCGCCGTCGCGGGCCATGGAATCAACCACCAGGTTCTGCACATCGCGCCATGATTTGGTGCCGCAGGTGGTGCAGCTGCCGACCTTGCCCCAGTCCTTGAAACCGGCCTCCAAAAGATCATTGGCACCCTTATCGTAGCCGGTACCGCTGCTGTTCTTAGCACGGACCTGCAGGCGGATGCCCTGGTGGCCGATCACATTGGTACGGATCAGGCTGAAAAAGCGCTTGGCATAATCGTTGTTACGGGCCAGATCGCGGGAGCGGGACCGCGTGGGAACCAGGGCCCGGTGGATGGCCTCATCGGCGGTGATGTCGGGGGCGTTCCAGTCGGCGGTCAAGCGGGAATTGACGGCGGCGGAATAGGATTTGCGCGCCCGGTGCGGCCGATTGGCGGAGCGTTGGTGTTGAGAATGTATTTCGGCCTTGATGCGGCCGCGTTGCTCCAGCCTGGTGGCCATGCCGCCCAGGGCGTTATAAATCAGTTGCCGCGCACCCATCAGACGAACCTCGTTAAAATTTTTGTTCCCGGTCGCCGTCCGGCCTTGATCGCGGCCCGGCGGCGTTCGCGGGCAACCAAGGCCCGCTGCTTGTCGATCTGTTCGCGCAGCTCAGTGAGTTCCTTATCGGAGGTAGCCACGCCGCCGGCGGATTTAGAGGCCAGCGCCTTGGCGGCCACTTTGTCATAGGTTTCCATGAGCAGGGCCAGGGTCCGCTCTGCCGGGGTCCGGCCGTCATAGCCCTCGCTGGCTGCGGCAAAATCGGCGACAATCTGCACCCGGCCCATAGCGCGGGTATAGCGGTCACCGTCCTTCTTGGCATACTGCTGGAAGACATATTCACCCGGATCATAGGCGACGGTATCAGCGCTGCTCAGGCTGAACAGATGATCATCATCATCAGCAGCACTCTCGAAAGTGATCAGCCGATCACCCTTCACCAGGGCATAGGAAATACTCCAGCCATCCGAGGCCGGAAAATCAGGGAGCGATAACCGCCAGCTCAGGGCGTCACCGGCAGTTATCGCGGTAGGGATGTGGTCGAGTTCTGTCATGGCCCAAATCTACCATGACATTTCCACCCCGGACAAAAAGACCCGCTATAGGCAAAAAAGGACAAATAAGGACAAATAAACCTCTTGACATGGTTTTTTGAGGGGTAGTGAATGGGTGAAATGTGAGGCAAAAAGTTAGGTGGTTTAATGCTGGTGGGAGGTAACCATAAAAAGGATTGATCAAAACCTGGAAAAAACGAAAGGACCGGCGGAGATCGCGCGGCCCTTATGGTAAAAAATGGGGATTTTTGCCGGGTTTGATCAATCCTTTTTATGAGTCTGCGATCAGGGCAACTTCACAGCTGCCGCAGATAATGTCTATATCGGGTTTTCCCCAGGCATTCAAACCGCAATCAGGGCAGGTATATTTGGTTTTGCTGGCCCGTTTCTTTTTGGATTTTTCTGCATCCTCAAAAATGAATTTCCACGGAATGGTATAGCCTCTGTCCAGTAATACTTTTGTGACCTCTTCAAATTTGCCGCCGGGAATGATGTAATGGGTCATTTTCTGCCCTGTCTTTTTCCCTCCCTCTTCCCCGGTGGAGGAAGGCATTAAACCTACGTCCTCCATATATCTGGCCCATTGCTTGTTGTGATAACCAGTGCGGGATGGGTTGCCGAAGTGATGTTGTTTTAAATGCAGCATCTCATGAACCAAAGTAGATAAAACGATATGGTTCGATCTGGACTCGAAGGTGTCGGGATTAAGTGCTATTTCATCAGATAAGGTTTCGGAAATATCAGACTTCCAGGTATCGCCGTGGAAATAACCGGCACAATTTTTCTTCCGCTGAAGCGTGATTACGCAGCCTGGCAGCTCATTGTTGAAAAGGAATTCGTTGTAAAAGTCGTAGGCTTCTTGAAAGAAAAAGTAAGTGTCTTTGGTCGGTTTCATATTTCCTCTTATCTATTAATTTTGTTTCGTACTATACATTTACAGGAAAACTACCCTGCCCACATTTTAAAGTCAATGTTTTTTGTAGCGTACGAAACAATTTTATAAGTAAAGAAAAAAGCCCGCTTTCCTTGAGAGGGGGAGCGGGCTTATTGCTAATAATCTCAGATTTTCTCTTTGTTTTTTTTTTTATTTATCCATAGGCAGTTTCTCCTTTTTGATAGAATTTATGGTGTTAGAATCTGTCGTGATATCATTCAACCACCTGACGATATTTTTCGAGCTTATCAAATAACTCATACAGAAACTTTTCGTGGTCGTCAGACAGGCTAATGTTGTCTTTGTTTCTCTCGTAGTATTCTTGAGCCGTGTCACCAAACTTGTAGCCCATAGCAGTCCAATCAATCACCATATGGACAATATCTGTATATGTTTTGACTGATTCGTGATGGTGCTGATTGTGCCTTTTGTGATGCTCCCACGCCTTATCGAACCCGTTGTTGTACCACTCCATAGGTTCGTGTTCTGTCGGGTAAAATTTGTCGGTATACGGTACAAGCTCAGCCTGCGATAGTTTTGAAACATCATGCCAAATGACCTCTTCTCGGAGCATGTGCCATGCGTAATCGTCACCGACCCATTGCATCCCATCACAGGCAAGTGATAGTTCCGAGAAGGCTTTTCTGACGTTCTCTAAATGCTCTTCAACGTAGTTCAAATAATCCCTGGTTTTGTCTATGTAGTCCTGCCCTGCCATGCGTTCTATAAACATTATTTTTACTCCTTTTTTGATCTTCCGAAAATGATTGATACTACTTTCTTATTTATCGCCCCTGCCACGAGTGCGGCAATATTCCTCCCATATCTTTTCAAGCTCTTCCGACTTCGGACCCAGTGCATCATATTTACAAAATGGACAGAGCCCTGGGTATTCGAAGTCGTGATCTTTGACCATTAGATCAAAAATTCTCACGTGTGCTGGATCAGGTACAACCACGAATTCGCCGGGTACCATTTCACCAGCCTGCCAGCCTTCACCCCAACCCATACGGGGGACCGTGAAATATGGCCGTCCTGATCCAGCCTTATACCCTTCAATCCATGACTCTATCTGTGCTTCCTGGTCCCCAGACCACATAGTATTCCAGCCGGAACCATTGGATTTTTGACAGGCCATCTCCGCAAGTGCCCTGATCTCATCTTCACTCACCAGGGCTTCTTCGTCATCGTCGGACAGCTGCCGGTTTTTCTTGACCAGCCCACCTTTCTCCACTGTCAACTGTCGATGGGTTTCACCTCCGGCCAATAATCGCTGATATGCCCCGAGCGCTATAGCCCTGGAGAAAGTATATTCGCGAACAGTCATCTTTAAGCCGTCCTTGAACTGCAGCTCATAATCAATTTTATCCTGATCCCCTGCGGGTGCGACATAACACCTGCAGGGGACTATCAGCCCGCACTTCGGGCAGGGTATTTTCCCGCTCATTTACGCACCTCCCATTCACTTTCCATGATGATATGGCCACATCCGGTGCAGGTATGCACATAGGTCCACCAGGGCCAGGTATGTTCTACCTCGGCATTTTGCACGCTCTGACAGCCCGGACAAATGATGTCCTCAAAATGTGAGCATGGTTTGTTTTCTTCATTCATCTAAAATCACCTTTTCTTAGAGCGTAATTATAGCCCTTCAAAATTTTTCTTTTACCATCGCCTGGAGGAAATAAATTTCTTCTCCCCAGCCGTTACCTCCACACGACGAGACACCTCCGTAAGGGCTCCACCCAATTTGTATCAGTTTATTTATAAACTCGACGAGTCTATCCAGATCAGAGTCTTTGACCACTTTATATTCTCGTTTCTTCCTTGGCGGACATGGAGGCGGCGCTGGCCTGCATCCTGTTTTTTCTGTTGGAGGCGGCGGATTTGATACTTTCTTCATGGCAAAATCACCTTTTTCGCTGAGGGCGGCGAGCGGATCACCGCGCCGTCCTTTGTAATTATTCCTTTTCGCCCAACAATTTTACCAGGCTTCTCAGAGCGTCGGCACATTCTCGCTTGCCTTCTCGACGGCCTTTTGCAACGGCGTTTTGTATTTTTGCCTCTTCTGCACCGTCATCTACCACGTTCTTAAGTCTGTCTTGGTCCCACCTTTTGGCCAATTCAATCAAAATTGCATCTTTCATGATTCATCTCCAATCTGTTGTGTAAGTGAGAGATCCGCAGAAACACAGATCTCATTCATAAAAATAAGGTTATGAGCGCGGCCTCGCTGGGCCACGATAGCCGCGCATTCATCCACCCTGGCCAGCAGCATTTTCTTTTCCGCCGGTGGGGCCTGCCTGGCCTGATTGCCTAGAAACTCCATGGTCTTCAATAATTCCGCTGTTGTTGCTGTCATACTCCCTCCATTTCCCTTTCAAATGTTCCGACCGGTATCCTGGCCAGGTTATAACTACGGCTCTTGGTTGATAACGCAGCCCAGTTGCCATCGGCCTTGCTGTCCTGTATCACATCTAACGCGCTGCCGCGCTGGGGCGGCTTAAGGATATCCGGATGCCACCACTTGTATCTGCGCAGCCGCAGGCCGAAACCACCCGGCGACATAGGAATCATGGCGGCCAGTTCGCGCTGGGTGTACCAGTTGCCGTCATCGCAGAGATAATACAGGGCATGGTTGCCCCGGCCGCCGGCCATGCCGCCCCGGCGTTTCGGCGGAGCCACTATCCTGGTGGGTTTCAGTCGCATTCTTCCACCTCCATGCCGATATACTTCTTGGCCTGCTCGGCAATCCAGCGCTGCAGATCCTCTGGCCGGGCCTTCCAGCCGCCGCGCCCATCGATTTTAAAGGCGGGCAGACCATGATTTTCCACAAAATAGTTAATCGACTTCACCGGGATGCCGACCGCGCGGCAGATCTCGGCCCGATCTCGGTAGACCAGTGGGGGCAGTGTGCTATCTCCAGCCATTTATCCATCCTTTCTTTCGCGTGCGGCGGACCGCCTTCTGTTTAACCGGCCGGGCGGCCGTCTCTTCCGGTGCTGCATGTTCTTCAAATTCGCTGCGATTCTCTTCGATGGTCGCGGCCATGCGTTCATATTTGCGTTTAAGGTAACTGAAATCAGGGTTGAGAATGGCCAGGGCCACCATGTTGCCCACACGTAAATCAAGTGCCTCGTTGGCCTCGCCTTCCTTTTTTTTCTGGAAGGTCATCACCTTTTTGCCTTTTTTATAGGTGGTTTGCAGTTCCTCGGCGGCCAGCTGCTTGAAATAATCGGCCTCCCGGCCCAGGGGAAAGTGACAATAACCTGGGCCGGGCTCATCGAGCTGCAGCCGGGTGAACAAACTTTCCTTGGCCACCTCGGTACCCACCATATACAGCAAGGTCTTTTTACGCGGGCCCACCTTGGAGGGTGCGGCAATCAACGGTTTCCAGGGGGTGGAATGGCCCTTGGTGGCGTAGACCCGGTGCGGCTTGCGCTGCCTGGGCGTGGTGTACTTGTAGACGGCGGTGGATTTAAAACCGGAGTCCACACAGGTGCAGGCCACTTTCAGGGGCACGCCGTCCGCCCTGGTGAAGTGCATCTGGCGATATTGCTCCAGCTCTTTCCATACTTCGCTAAACTCCGGATCACCCTCGATCTTCTCATAAGCCAGAGACCAGCTTTCCTCACCTTCGCCCCAGCCGACAATCTCCAGTTCCAGCCGGGAATTTTTGCCGCCCTGCACATCCACCATCATGGTAATACAGAGAATCTGATTAGAGATAACGCCGCCGCTCCAGTCCTCCAGCCGCTCATCAAACAGGGTTTCCTCAATGGCCTGGCCCTTGACTACCCAGGTTTCGCCCAATTTTGTGTTGGTAAAGGTTTTCAGTTTGGAGAGATCGCCCTCTTTTTGCTTCTTGCGGGCAGCCAGGAAGGCGGAGGCAAGGCGGGTCCAGGTGTAAAAATAGGAATATGCCGACCAGATCCGGATCCCCAGGTGACGCGGCGGCGGGATCGGCTGCCCGCCGGCGTCAAAAAACTGGTTTAATTCCTCGTCGTAGTATTCGCCGGTGTCGGTCTGCCAGCGCCCAACCTTATCCATGGCCGGGTAATCGGCGTAGCTGTAAAACTCAAAGCAATATTCGCAGGTCATCCGGGCTTCGGTCAGGTTATCGGCATCGAAAACCATGTTTTCCCAGCGCAGAAAATCCATATTGCCGCAATGGGGGCAGGGCAGGTACCGGCGGAAAACCATATCCGCACTCTCGATACTGTCCTCGATGTGGGACATGCCCTTGATCTTGGGAGTGGTGCCGCGTATCGATTTTGGGAAACTGGAGGTTTCCACGCGGGTGTCCCCCAGGGTGAGCGGGGATCCTTCGCCGTCGATATCCCAGTCGAAGCCGTCCAGCTCTTCGTAGATCACCACGTCTTTCGTTATCCTACGGTAATTCTTGGCCGACTTGCCGCCCCGGATATGAAGCACGGAGTGGTAAAACTCCTTACGCGAATTGGTGTTAAATGGCGATTGCGATTCCACCGGGCAGCGCAGCTGCTCCCCGAGGGTGGGCACATCGACCAGCATGGTGTTGATTTCTGAGAGGGTGAAGTCCTGGGCGTCATCGTCGGTGGGCTGATAGATGACGATATCGCGTTTTTTATGTTCGATGAAATAGCCGCAGGCAATCATTACGCACTTGGTATACCCGAGCCGGGCACCCTTCATACAGTCGATGATCTCGATATCATCATTGCCGAACCAATTCAACCAGGCCACCTGATAAGGCAGCGATTCCCAGGGACCGGTAATGGAGCTGGTCCCCTCGGAGAGATAAAAAAAGCTGTTGCCCCATTCATTCATCTGCAGCGGCTCGGGGATCGTCAACGGATCCACGCCGGTCTGCAGGCTGGCGGCGATACTGCTTAGCTGATTTTCACTTAGTTGGCTTTGCATCGATGACGGCCTGGGCTGCTATGTTTCTGCATTTCGCGATTTCGGAGCGGACAAAGTCGATATCCGCCGCCGTAAGATTCACATTTCCTTTTTTCAACTGGATCGGGATGGCATCCAGCTTGCTGGCGATCTGCCGGGAAGCCTTGCCAAGTATCTCACTGAGGATCTCAACCGGGGCCACCTTGCCCTCGGCAATATTATTCTCCCGCTCTGCCTTGCGGCGGTTCTCGATTGTCAATTTCGCGCGCTCGGTTTCCAGGACCAGCTCATCATCGGATTTTCCGCCGGTCCAGATTGCCTTGTTAGCCTCGGCGGAATCAAAGAAGATAGCCCGGCCTTTAGTATCCACGGGCTTTACACCAGCTTCCTGCAGCCGTTTTTTGATCGTCCGGAAGGTGACGCCGTTTTCCTCCCCGAGTTCCGTGTATGTTTTTTTAACGCCCATTTATGCCCGTATTATTGTTGCCCTTACAAAATTTTCGTAAGCAGGAAGAACACGCGATCGCGAATTTACCCTCGTTGCACTGCGTGGAAAGGACCCGCGATTTATTTCGCCGACCGATTCGCGAGCCGCTTCGCTTCTAACATATTCTTTTTAAAAGACTTCTTCGCCTGCCTCTCTGATATTTCGTAGAAATGGAACTGCTTTTCATAACGTGCACGCTTCTGGTAGCTCACCATCAGGTGCAACTTCTTGCGGCCTTTGGGTCCTAATCTTTTGTAAATGCCTGGGGTGGTGCGGCCGTGGGGTATGCCCGAGAATACTTTTGGATTCTTCATCAGGTTGGCGACTGCCCGGCGCGGCATGTTCCCGTACTTGTTCGTCTTCTGTTTCACCGGGAAAAGAATAGCGCGTTTGTTTGGCCGGCGAATGCCACCTCTGACGATGAAGCCCAGGTACTTGGCCTGCAGCGGGGAGAGATAAACAAAGGCAACCAGTCGGTGCTTGGTGCTGTTCTTTACCCGCACAGCCTTTTTGGTAAAGGGCGTGGGGTTGTCGATCTCTTTGTCTATGGCCGGATCTAAGCCTTTCTTCTTCAGATCCCAGGCGGTACGATTGAGCGCCACGGAAGCAGCAAAGGGCATCTGCTTCCTGGCTATACCTTCCATGGATCTCCTAAACTTCGCCGTTGGGTTGCCGGTTATTGATATCATTCGTCATCCTCTTTGTTCACAGTCATTAGCGCACCATCGCCACCGTCAAAGATGAAATGGACATGAGCTTGCTCAAAGAGCGGGGAAACGTTTATCTTCAAGCCCGGTAATCTCTTCATTTTTTCTAATTCTATTATTCCAAGCCGGACGTCGCCCAGGTCTACATGTGGCCAGCTTTCTTCATAAGAACTGCCTTCACCGTTGCAGTCCTCACATATTACTGTGGGAATAACCTTTGGATTTGTCCCATATCCTGCGCAGCTCTCACACTCGCAGACATACTCATTGAAGGCATTATTTAAAAAAACCGTTCCTTCACCCTCGCATTCTTCACAAAGAGATACCTTTCCGATGCCTTTGCATTTATTGCATTTAACCTTATCCGGTAGCGCGTAATCAGGTAGATCGATATAGGTTTTTTCTGGTGTGAAAAGAGAACCAGAACCATGAAGATATGGTTGCACCATTTCTGGGACCGGGGCAGTAATCGTCGGGTCAAGGGGTATTCGAACGATCAATATTCCATCAGTGGCATATGAGTGTTCCCCGTCGCTGAATGGCCCTGCAAGCGCGGGGTGCTCCTTATTGGCAAAGTCATGTAAATTCATTTTTCTACCTCTTTTAGTGGAAGTTGCCTTTAAACCCCGGTCCATTTGACGCCGGGGACATCGCCTGCCATGATGGCATTCAATACCAATTTTGCTGACTCCTGGGAGATAAACATCGGGCGCAGTACGTCCAATGCGTCCTGGGCTGGCGTCGGAGAGGCGGTGATTTTATTTACGGCGGTGGCCACCTCTACGGGATTCAGGCACATAGCTGCAGCGAGATTTTGTACAAGGGGGCTGTCTGGGGTGGCGCGGTAAACGCTCTGGTATTCAACCGAATCGTACTTTTCCGCCAGGTCACTATAAGGTTTTCCAATATCAAAATCTTCTTCGCCGGTTTCCCTTTCGGCTTTCCTTTTCTTGTCGATCCATTCCATGTCACTTTCTTTGAGTATCTGAGAGCGTGTAGTAAATCCTTCAACCGGGTCAATTCTCGGAGCGACCCAGTCCGCCTTCCCAGGTGCACAGGTAATTTCCTCTGGATCAATACCCAGTGCCTGGGCCGTTTCGTCCAGTATTCTTGAACAGAATTCGGAAAATGTTTCCTTCTTCGCCGGGCTATCCCGATCAATCTCCGGCTTTTCCTCCGGGTATTCCAACTCAATTATCATATCGATCAGGTGCTGGGCCTTGCGCAGATCCTGGACACCGCCTTTCTGGTGATGCCTGCACAGATACTGGATGATGTGTGATTCACAGGCATTGAGCTTATTCACCTGGCTGAATTCCGTGGGGCCGATCGGCATATCCTTGTAATGATCGCCGCCTACCTGGTTATTGAGTGCTGACATTTTCTAACCTCATTTCTCTTTCGAATTTGAGTATGTTTTCCGGCTTGATCAGCCAGGTGCGACCGATCTTTACCGGGTCTAAAACAGCCTGGTGGTTCTTGATGATCCGCCGGGTCTGCTTGGTGGTTTTTCCCCACCTGGCGGCCAGTTGCTTGACCTTCACCAGGTTGCCGCCTAGCTCTGTCATTGGCTGAGTTCCCGGCGCAGGTTTAAACGCGATAGGTTGGTCTGCAAGTCCCTAAGATCGCTGTCGATACGTATCTGCTCTTGGAAAAGGCGTTGGAAATGCTTGTTTTGCCTTCTAAATGCAGCCATTTCTGCTTTTTCAGCTTTTGCTAATGGACCAAGAAGCCGGGCTTTAGTGGCATGGTCCTCTTTCCCCTTCAAAATCTCATTCGCCTTTCGGCGGATATCCATAACTTTGGAGATATGATTACCGTGTAAAATCTCGTCTATCTTGGCCAGCCGCTTCTCTCCGGCGTTAATCGCCTGCTCAATTGCCCTCCTGGTTGCGCTCATCTTCTCAGTTCTCCAGTGCGTGGATTGCCATGTACACATCCTCGTTGCGGAAGGACAGGTACTGGTCAGTGGATTTGATGTCGTTATGGCCCAGGGCTTTGGAGGTGCAGCGGAAAGCGTCTATCATCTCCCCGCTGGCCACCCTGGCTAGAAAATGGCTGTAAATCGTATTGGCAAAGGTCTTGCGCATGGCATGGGTGCCCAGTCTGCCGGTGAGTCCTCCAGCTCGGTAGGCATCCTCAAGCACCCGCCATGCCGTCTTGATATTAATGGCGGCGTTGCCCGCCTTCTGGCTTTGGAAGAGAAAATCATCCTTGTGGCCATAGCCCAGCTGCTCCAGCTGCTTCAGCCAGGGGCGCAGGGCATTTCTGGCGGAGGCATTGAGCGGTACCGCCCGGCCTTCGTGGCTGCCCTTCATGTTCCGCCTGGCCACGCTGGCGTATTCCTGGAAATCGCCGTTCTTGTCGATCACATCGCCCACGGTCAGGCTGAGCAGCTCGATTATCCGGTACCCGGTGTTTATGCCCAGGCAAAAGAGGGCCAGATTGCGCCGGGCCATCCTTCCGGAGAAGAGCGGCTTGACTGTGGCAAGTTCTTGCGCTGTGAGTGGGCGTGATCCTTTCATTTTGAATATGTGCCTTACAGGGTTACTTAGATGCTCTTAGATTCGATTTTTCGAACTTTCCGCATTAGTTCTCATTTTTTCTATTTCCGCTTTTCATGCGGCCTTCTCGTAGCTTTCAGCGGTCAAAAAGGCACCACCACGTCAAAAAATCCAAGCTGGCCGGAGCAAGGGAAAAAGTCAATTCGCATGGGATGCCGCAAAAGGAAGCCATACGGCCCGCGAAACCATATAGAAGCTGACTCTGTGACGCAGTCGTAAAAATCGACCTTGCCGATAATCCCGCCGGTGGGGAATTCCAAGTTGCTGTAAATTGCCGGGTCTAATTGCTCTTTCATCCACGAAAACCCCTCTTTATCGATGGTTTTCGAGGCATGGACCCAGCAAATACCTCGAAAATTCTTTAATCCGGAGCGGTTTTCAATATCCTTGATGCCGGCAACGATTAAAGAGGCCCAGGGTTGGCGTATGGAGATGGCTTTTTCTTTCATAAGATCCCCCCGAAGTTTTCAAAAACAGGCTTGGTCAGATCCCACAACATGGGCCGCTGGCCATCTCCGATATTGTGGATCTTCTCATCACGCACCCAATGCTTTCTGATCTCCGCCACTTCCTCCGGCGTGATCAGCTGCCACCCGGTCTTGCTCTCAACCTCCCGCAGGTCGGCAAAAAGCCGCTTGCGGATATCAACCAGGAATGGTCCGGCACCGGTTTCGCCATTGCGGCGGATGACAGACCGCAAAGAACGGGTATTAGCCATTCCGACCAGGGTTTCTTTGAAGGCGCGCAGCAAATGGTAACGCTCATCGTCGGTATGATAAGCTATCATGGTCAGTTGGCCGGAGCGCTGCAGCGGACAGGCCCAGCAGCCATAGCGGGCATTACCGACACATACACCTTCCTTTTCTCCATAAACACATTCGTCGGAAGAATAGCGGTAGACCTCGATCAGCTTACTGTGATCGCTCCAGGGTGATGGTCTGGTCATGAGATGGTCCCACACATCGGCGGAGGACCAGTCCAAAATGGGGGCGTAATGGTTAGCTTTGTAATCTTTCGATTTGTAAATCTTCGCTCTTAAGGCGCTTTCGGCGGAACGGACGCCCACAAAGACGGTGTAGCTGCGGCCGGCAACAATTTTTTTGGTGAATTGTGAGATAGGGTCAATCTTCAGCTTGCCGGTACACCACCTAAAACCCATGTGAGCAGCGGGATAGCCCTTACCCAAAACCGAGACCCAGAAGGAATCGCGTGGTTTTGGGGTTACCGTCACCACCTGGGTGTTGAGGTTGATGGCTGCCAGATACTGCTTGAGCTTGGTGCTTATCTGCTCCACATATTCCTGGAAATACGGAATTTCCATCAAGGTATCGGCGGTGATGACAAAGAGCTGTTTATCGGTGCCGGCTATCGCTTCAAAAACCAGATCGAGAGTTACCGAGCTGTCCTTTCCGCCGGAAAAAGAAACAATGTTGACATCTTTCAAGCGCTTGCGGATTTCTTCTACAACTACGGCCCTGGACGGCTCTGTCTGTTCGGGCTGATTTGTGGTGCCGGGTAGCAGATTCAGTTGTTTCATGATATTTTCCTTAGTTCTTCCTGCTTGCTGGCTTTTGTCGAGGTGTCAGTCACTGCTTACCGGCCTCTTGTTTTAAGGAAAACCAAGTACCATCGTTGCAGTTAACTACTTTTGGGTTTAGCGGGATATATTCAATGTAGTCTACCCCGCCACGATCTTTACAAATATTGGATGCCCTTTCAAACTGCCAGCCCTCAAGAGAAGTGCATCCGCTAATGATTAAAACTGTACAAAAAATCAAATATTTCATGACTTCCTCCGGTTGATAATGCTTTAAAAGGTTTCAGTTCTTCCGCTGTTCCCGCCTGTAAGAATCCCACTCAAAAAACATTTGCTGGTGGTGTGGAGTTATTCATCTGCCTAACAACGGTTCATTTCTCGCAAGGCATCTGTTGCCAGTTTTTCATACTCCCTGATTGTCCATACGATTGCATATAGGCACCACAGATAAGAAAACGTGTATTCCATGAGGATGTGGTCGAAAAAGTCCTGGAAACTGAATCCGTGTTTCTGGTATGAATAGACCCTCTCGTACGCCGTATGTTCATTTTCAGGGTTAAGAATGTCTTCTCGTATATCCCGCCAAATCTCTCTTATCTGCTCGGGATTATGGCGGCCGTGTTTGGCAAACTCCTGAAAATCGCTGAGCACAGCTTTGTTGAATTTTTCCTCAGAAAATCTCACAATCTCACCAATTTTATCCTGGGCCAAAACTTTTTCGGCCCAATATCCTGAGTTGATAGGATATCGTTTTGTTGAGCTACATTTAAAAAATTCAAACATATCGTAAATCCTCTGAAAAACGTAAGTCCCGCAATCACCCGATATGCAAAGGTGGCCAGGCCATGTGATAATATCAAAGCCGTATGATATTGTTCCCGGCTTCCTGCACCTTATGTGTCTGTCGGGTCCGTCTTCTCTCAAAACCACGCACCTATGGTCTTTCACATCACCGAGGAAGCGTTCTTGCATGTCTTTTTCGTTCATTGCCAATTGCTCCATTTGATTTTTGAAATCTCTCAAGCCTTTGTAGGATGAGGTTTGTAAGAGCCGCACCGCTCCCTATCGCCCTGGCAAGAATTACGGATGAAATAATCGCAGGAAGGGCAATGCGGCTTGTCGACCTTGGCGGCTGTCTGCCCGGCGGGCTGCAGATCATCTTCATAGCGGCGGCCGGTCAGCCAGCCTTCGGCCATTTTCGGGGTGTGGTTTCCGGCGATAAGTCCGGGACGGTGGCCGGCGTAGATTTCGGCGGCCTGGATAATCTCGGCGGCCAGTTCGGCGGAGTAGCCGGGGATCTTCAGCCAGGCATCGGCGGCAGCTGCCTTGCCGCGCTTGTCGCTGAAGGTTGCCCAGAATTTTTCAAAGAAGAGTAGCTTATCACCGCTGAGCTTTTTCCCCGTTTTGGTGGTATAGAATTTTTCATCTGCTCTAACTGCAGCTTCTTTTGCTGCAGAATTCTTTTTCGCACTATTCTTTTTATTAGTCTTAGTCTTAGTCTTATTAATAGTGTCTGGCTTCCTGTCGACTGCCTGTCGGAAGGGTGTCGGAAGGGTGTCGGCTTCCTGTCGCTTGCCTGTCGGAAGAGTGTCGACAGGCTCGCTGTAGTCCGCAGTTTTATTGACTTCATGGTGTCGCTTACCTGTCGGGAGGGTGTCGGCTCCCTGTCGGCTTCCTGTCGGCAAAGTGTCGAAAGGGTGTCGGAAGGGTGTCGAAGTCTCAGGTGCCGGAAGAGTGTCGGAAAGAGGCCGCAAACCCGCAGCCACTATACGAATAGGGTGTCGGAAGAGTGTCGGATTGTTATTTAGCAGGTGTCCTTCATCAGAATGCAGCTCGGAGATAAACTTCCTCACTTTGTCCCTACTCCACTGCCACAATTTGCTATATCCGGAGATCGTCCAGCCACATCCGCAATCGATATTTATCGAATGAGAAACCAGAGCCTCGACCCGAGAATAAGGTCGGTTGATCTCTTTAAACGCCTGTACGACATTCTTGTCTATAGCCACCCAGTTACCCCGCTTGCTCATTTTTTGGCCCTTGGTCCCAGGTCAATAAGTGCCGCAAGCATGCGCTTATAGGCGTCACCATCCACCGCATATTCCACATCATCTTCACCCACATAGAACGGCTCGGCCGATTCCACCACCTCGTCAACGGCGGCGATCAGCTCTTCAATTTTTTCCTTTCCCATTTCCCTGTCCCTTTTTAAAGATTTGATAATGTGACATGATCCGCCCCTGATTGCGCTTGCAGCCCGTGCAGATCTCGTCATACTGGTTATACTCGCACCAGCTCGCAATTATATGGTTGCTCATCTGCATCGGGCACACCGGACCCAATGCGGCCAGCGCGTCAGCATCCTTTTTCTTGGCCATCTTCCAGTATCCTGTTAACCACGCCGTCCACTTCGCCCTGGGTCAGCATGGTGAATTTCTTCCCGCCGGCACGATACCAGCGGCCATCAATGCGCAGGCGGAAACGCTCAGTGAAGTAGCGGTTTACATCATCCGGCCGCATAGGCAGCGGTGGAGAAAACAGCCTGGTGAGCGGCCCGGAATGATTGCGCCAGTATCGGGCGTGAAACTGCTCGATTTTGAGTGATTTTTTGCCCTGGATTTCAGGTATTCGGTGCAGCGAAACCCGATATGGCGGACGTATGTCGCTCATGCCCGCCCTAGTTGTTTGCGAGTTGTTCGAGGGCGATCCGCTGCGGTGAGGTGGCGGCTACCTGGTCGACTGTCAAGACCAGTTGGATACCGCAAAAACCGATGATACAGACGGCTGCGACAACCAAAGCCAGTGTGGGGAGGATGTTTCCTGAGTGGTTCCTGATTATGCCGTTCACGTTCTTCATTGACTTACCTTGCGTATTTGGACTTTCTTTTTGGTTCGCGGATCGATAAATGTGCTGACCCGCTTCGACGTGCGTTGCGGCAGGGTGGAGCGGAGCCGCTGTATTTCCAGATCGAGCTGCTGTCTCATCTTGATGAGATTGGCGAGGGTTATCTCGGTTTCTGTTACTTGTTTGAATTTTGGCGTTTCCATGGCCCGGACCTAGCTTGCCGCCACCGGCTCAACATCTTCAAAATTGATGACGTAGCGCATATGCCCGTTGATCTCGTCATCATTGATCTCGTCATCATCCGGTTTCACGCAATAGGCCGCCGGATGATGCTCAGAAACGGAATCTATAGTCCCGATGTCGCCGAAACGCGTGTCTTTGACTTTGGTGCCGACCGGATAGGGCGGCTGGATGTCGTTTTCTTTCACCCACTGCCAGCATATTCTTTTATAAATGTCCTGGACGTTGTGCTGCATCATGTCCAGATCATCTATCATGTCCCTGGTCACCCGCAGGCCTTCGCCCTCCACCACCTTGGCCAGCTCGTAGCCGTCCATATGGCTCCAAAAGGTCTTGATGATTGCCTGGGCGTATTTTCCCTTTTCACAGTTGCGGATATTGCAGATATCGTTGGCCGTGACGTGGGCGGCTTCGATAATGATCTGTTTGGTGAATTCAGGGCGTTTCATGATGATCTTCCTCAGTGGGGCAGATTGGCTTTATACTGGCGATAGATGTCGTTACCCTCGCGAGTCCCGGCGATATAGGCGTCCGCCTGGGCGGTCCCGGCAACGTAGGGTTGCGGTATGGTCTCCTGCTCTCCCAGCCGCCAGGACAGATAGGCCAGGACCCCCAGTTGATATTCCTCGCTGCGGGGATCTCTGGTGGGGGGAAAAGCTGTATTGAACAGCTGCCGGGAGGTTACGGGCGTGATGGTGGCATTCATTTTTTACCTCTCTCCTGTTTTTTTAGATAACCTTTCACGGCACGCTTGCGCTGAGCTCCGGTACCAAACACCCAAATTTCCTTTGGAATGCCTGTCGCTTTCTCCAGATTTCTGGCCGTGTCGGCTGTAGCATTCCTGTCACCTCTGACTAGGTAGTTAAAATGCCGCCTTGTAATGTTCGCTTTTTCTATAATGTTCTTAATCATGCGTAAAACGTAAACGAACAAATAGGAACTGTCAAGTCCTTTTGCTTCTTAAAACTTCCTAAGAAGAAAGAAAAGCACAAAACCGTATATTTACGATTTGACACAGGAACAAATTATTCGTATGGTGCGGCATGGAAAATCAAAAAACTGCACAATTCAGAAAGGCACTCTCATATCTGAAAGCCAAAAATAAGCTTACCATCGCTGATTTATCTGAAATTGGTGGTTGCTCATCACGGCATATCCAGAGTGTTCTTAGTGAAAAGGAGAAGAAAGGGGCGGGGCATAGTGTTGGGCAAGCCATAGCTTCCGCTATGGGTATCTCCTATGAATACATGCTCTATCTTGGTCAATGGATTATAGAGGGCAAAAATCCTGATGCCCTGTATGAAAAAATCATGCTCCTGGAGAAGGCGGGCCGATCTTCGGTCCATCAAGAAATTAGGATAAACTCTTCAGAAATGAAGATTCCCGCGGATGCCGGAGCCATAGAGTTGCCGCCGGCGGAAGAAAACGCTTTCTGTCTGGTTCCCAAATACAAAGCCCGGCTTTCCGGAGGTCACGGCAGCTTCGAGGTAAGCGACCAGGTAGAGGCTAATCTCGCCTTCCGCAAGGACTGGATCTCCAGAAAATCAGCCAACGGCCTGGCCCTCTTCGAGGTGATCGGCGATTCCATGGCTCCATTCATCCAGGAAGGCGATATAGTCATGGTGGATCTGGCCGATAACGACCCGCAAATGATCGTGGACGGCAAGACCTACGCCATCCGCGAAGATAACACCGTCAAAATAAAACGGCTGGTCCGGCAGGGCGGCAAGCTGCTGATCCGCTCCCAGGACCAGACCTTATACCCGGATTATGAGGCAGGCGGTGATGTACATTTAATCGGCCGGGTTATCTGGGTCGGGCATGAGGTTAAATAAAAGGGGAACTTTATGGATTGGCTGAGTTGGCTAGTACCTGTAGTGTTGGTTTTTTGGCTATGGAAAAAACTTAGCAAGTTCAAGCCCAAGAAAATAAGTAAAAGGGCTCCTGTCGTCTCAGAAGGAAAATCAGAAAGGGATGAAGCGGAAGAGGCTGAAAACATTGCCGCTAAGATTACAACAGCGGCTCAATATCGTGCTCTCGAACAAAAATTAGAAAAACACGAGAGCACATTAGGAGATCAAAAAACCGAAAAGGCTTATGACAATGCCTGTAGTAAAGCAAATATTCTCCAGGCTGCCATAGATATTGCTGAATCAAAAATTTTTAACTGGCAGCTTATACCAGTTATTGACCTCCAAACGCCGCAAAGCGTCTTGGAACATGCCTACAAGCTTTATTCAAACGAAGAATATGAGCAGTTAAGAACGACAATTTCAAACAAGTACTGTGACTGGCTGGGCTTGACTGTATGGGACGAAGAAGAAGAGGTGGACGAAGATTTACCTTTCTTAAAAAAATTCAGGGCGGTTATCGAATCTGATAAGCCACAACAGGAAAAGGTTGAAAACATAAATAAACTCGTTGCCGCTGATAAAAGAAATGCAAAAGATTTTTTTGACTTAGACGGTCATTTGAAGCCTGGAGAGCAGTGGTTTGCGGGCAAACTGCACAATTATGGACTACCGCAGGCTTACGAATTGTATGCAGAAGGGTACACAACGCCTGTTAAGTGCCTAAAGATAGATCCAAACGAGTTTATAAAGAGAAAAGGCATTGGCCCAAAAAAGAAACAGCAGCTCGAAGCTTTTCAGGAAAAAGTAAAAAAAGCCATTGCTAAGAAAAAAGTTGCTACGACTTAATACCACCACAGAAAGGGGATGAAATGGGCATTGATATGGGGGAAGTACAGAAACGGAAAGAGGCCGCAAAACTAAGAGAGGCGGAAAACGCGGTTGCTGCTCAAACGGCACCATCGAGGCTTCCACCGAATAAGCCTATCCAGGCAAAATTCATCTGCACCCAGTGCGGTACCCCAGGCAAACCAAAAACGATAACCAAAGGCAGTATTCTGGTAGAATTGATCCTGTGGGTTATGGGGCTGCTAACTTTCTTATTCTTTTTCTTCATCCCCATACTGATTCCCATAGGCTATTCCATGTGGAGGCATCTTTCACGCAGCAAAGGCTGTAAGCAATGCGGCGGGGCGATGATTAAGACCGACACACCGGTAGGCCGAAATCTGCTTAAAGAAATGCAGGCGTAAACCCGCAGAAAAATGAGCGTAGATCAACGCAAAGATGGCCGCTGGCGGGTCAGGTACCGCAAGGGCCGTAATCCCGACGATCCCGACAGAACAGAGGAATATTTCGGCAGGGGTGAAGAGGGCCGGAAAAAGGCCCTGAAAAGGGATAAGGAGCTGAAAGACCGGCGCAAGGGTCCGCGTGCGTCTGCCGGCGGCATCACCTTCGCCGAGCTCACCACGGCCTATCTGGAGGCCAAATTGCACAGTATGTCAAAGAGCGGCATGGATAACGTCATAATCAAGCTCAAAAACGTCATTCTGCCGCACCTGGGCAACCAGACGGCCATCGAGGTATCGCATACCATTCTGGATAAATATGTCTCAGCCAGGGCGCAAAAGGTCAAGAAAACGACGATCCACCGCGAACTCTCCGACATTCGCGCTATTTTGAACTGGGGAGTAAAGCGCCGGCTGATCACCCATAGCCCGATGATCGGCTACGATCTGCCCAGCCGTGACGATTCCATTATCCTGCCGCCCACCGAGCGGGAATTCAACCGGATCATGCAGCATGCCTCACCGCACCTGCTGCGCGCCATGCTGCTCTCTTACCATACCGGCCTGCGCCCCGGCAGAGAGGAGCTGCTCACCCTCACCTGGGCGGCGGTTGATCTGGAGGAAAAGACCATCGAGGTGATCAGCGCCAAAAAAGGCGGTCTGCCCCTGCGCCTGGTCCCCTTGAATGATACCCTGGCCCCGCTCATGCAAAAATGGTATGAAGAGGACGAAAAAACCGGCTATATAGTCCACTATAAAGGCAGGCCGATAAGCTCCATCAAGACCGCCTGGGGAGCTGCCAAGCGCCGGGCCGGAATAACCAGGCCGATTAGGCCCTACGCCATCCGCCATATGGCCATATCGAATATGCTCGAAGCCGGGGCCGATCTGCGCACCGTCTCCGAGATAGTAGGCCATGCCAGCCCGGAAATGACACTGCGGGTTTATGCCCACTCATCGGTAGCGCAAAAACGTGCCGCCGTGGCAAAATTGCACAGTGTTGACCCTACATCGACAATGTTGGGGCAGGTAGATAAATAATCAATAATTTTAAATGTTTAATTTAGACTTGTGGTCGCGTTCGGGACGCTGGGGTCGGAGGTTCAAATCCTCTCTTCCCGACCATTTTAGTGGGTTTCTCCTTTAAATTGAGTCGCCCCAACGGGCGATATCCCGTTCACACCTTTCTTCATCCATCAAAAACGAGACTTTGTATTGATTACTCGCGGCCTGCGGCAAGTTTTTGGCATCTTTTCGGTTATCCGTTAACGAACTATCTGAGGGTCTTTGAAGAAGATGGGATTGCTCACCACAGCTTATCGCGAAAGAAGCCTGACCTGTTCTATATACGAGGTATACTGATTTTTGAAGAACTCGATATCTTCGTCGCTTGCATGGGAAAAGGTTAATTCCGTCAGTCCCGCTTCATATCCTCTTTCCAGGGCCTTGAGGACTTCAGCAGTGTTTTTGCAGAAGGTTAATGCTATAAAGGCGAAATTGATGCTGATATGTGCTTGGATTTCTGTCTTGTGCATCTTTTTTACGAGCAAATCCAATTCATCTTTTGTGACATAGTCCATCTTTTCTCCTGATTGAAAATATTGGATAATATCATATTATTGTTGTCATCTTTCTGCAACGGTATGGTAAAAAGAGGGATAAGAAGAATGGTATGTTAGTAGACAATAGCCTATCAAAAGAAGCGCTCCTGTGTCTATTTAATTTTGGTGTTACCAGTGAAGAGCGGCCCGGTTATTTCAGTATAAACCTTATTGCAGGCAGAGGGTGAGGCGGTTGTAAAATCCAGCATTTCCTCTAATATCGCCATTGATCACGTCGATTCTCGGAAGTGCTTTACGGCTTGTTTTCCTGAAAAAAACGAAAAAACCTCTCTCCGAGGCAATAAAAGGCCCGGAAGCCGTTGCGCCCCGTTGCATTAAGTGCTACCTTGTTCACCAGGATGCCATTACCGGCATTCGCCCCTTTCGACCAGCCATTAACATAGAGCATTATCAGAACATTGATCCCAATAGGTATATCTATATACAATTATTGGGAGTTTCTGCTTTAAATAGCTATTGCCGCCCTTTGGGGTACAATAAAACCTTTCAGAAAAACCATGTTTACTACAATTTTTAAGTCAAGTGAGAAGGATCAGCCGGACAGCCAGGTTGATAAGATTGCCAAAGAGCTTTTCCAGCAGATCAGCGACGCTCGGGATGAGGCCAAAAGCGGTGCCGTTGTGGACGAGCAGGTTTTCAACGACAGGCTGAACAGCATGTTTGTCGCCGGGTACCTCATCGGCTATGTTGATGAATACCTCACCGAACTTTTCAGCGAAGATGTAACCAAAAAACAGAGCGCTGAAGCGATATTCGAATCCATGTTTCCCGGCAGCGGCATGAAATTTGTCCAAGGCAAGCTTACCACGAGAAAGCAGGCAGCGACATTTTCCGAGGATGACGAGAATTATCAGGAAGTGGCAAAACAGTGCACCGCCTTTGATAAGGGTATGGCTGATGCCCAGAGCGAGGTCGTGGAATTTCTGCAGGAGAAGGGGCCGCGACCGCGGCTTCTCAAAGAGTATATGCTTCTTGGCGATAGTTAA